ATTGGATTCGATTTTGGCTGGAAATAACCCGCAAGGAAATTATTCGGGAATTCAAACCAATACTCTCATGGAGGGTGCATTAGGAAAGACGGCTCCCCGGCTTCGCTGGCTTAATCGTTCCAGAAAAGATTTAGGCGGGATGTATCTTTGGTTTCTTCAAACGTGGTGTACCGATGAGAGGATGATTAACTTCCAGAGCCAAGATGAGAAGATGTTGAAGGTTCAGATGAATCAACTGGCGATGCAAGGCGGCAACCCGGTTGTTTCAAATGACGTGACTAAAGGGAAGTATCAATATTTCATTGATGTGAATGTTACCCAACCGGCATCCCCGTCTCAGGCGTTTGCTCAGGTTCAGCAAATTGCGAAAATATTTGCCCCATTTGCCCCGATAGAGGCCGCAAGGATACAACTAGAAAAGGCTCCTGTGACGGGCAAGTGGGAATACATGAAACGGTTTGAAGCCGCGATCCAAAGCCAACAGGAACAATCTGCGGCTCAACAGCAAATGCAGGTTCAAATCCAGACCGCCAAGATGCAGATGGATCAAATGAAAACTGAAAGGGAATTGGACATTAAGGAAGTCCAGGCCGGGGCGAAGGCTCAAGAATCTCTTGCGTGGGTTATTCAGGCGCTTACCAAGGCTGTTACGGATGCTCAGGCGGTGGGGGCTGTTATTCCTCCTGAACTAATGATGGAGTTGAGGACGTTGGCGGCTTCTACAACTCAGGAATCTACAGCGGCCATCAACACGGCTAGGCCAAATCTGCCAACTCCGCCTCAAATGCCTCCGACTCCGATAGGACAGGCGTACTTCCCTGGAGGACAACCACATGGCTGACCAAAATACTTATTTCGATCAGATGGCTCCAAGATTACAGAGTATGCCCCTTCAACCTTCTGACCTGGATACGGCGCAAATGAAGAACATGATTGACATGGGCGCTTTTAGTGACGCTATGAAACAGCGTGTACTACAGGCCGTTCAACAAGCTTATTTAAGGCAGGGAAATTTTGCCAACAGGCCCGAACAATACGGGCAAGGCACCGCAAGCGTTTTAGCGCAATATGCGGCAACGGACAAGGATTTCTAAAAACAGACTCAACATAAATAAAAAAACAGGAGAATTAAAATGCCCGAATCACAGGCACCAGTTGCACCGATTTCAGCGCCAAGCGCACCAGCCGCACCGAGTACGCCTTCTAGTGAAGGAGCAGGGACATCTTCGGGAAGAAGTTATACCGAGGCGGAATACAACGCTGTGCAATCGGAGTTGTCTGAGCATAAACGACAGCTTCAAAATGCCGCTACATGGATTGATTCTGACCCGGAAGTTAAAGGGCGCTTGGACATTTATGGACGGGCGATCAAGGAAAACAAGCCATATACGGATCTGGTAAAAGAATGGGAGGCGACCAAGACCTCCAAATCTGCGCCGAAGGATATTGAGAAAGCAGGGTTTACGGCTGAGCAAGCCGCAGAAATTGCTAGAAAGATTGCCCGAGAGGAATTTTCAACGGCATCAAAACCGTTCCTCGAAGGTCAAGCCAAGCAAATTCTGAACGAATCTCGGGAGAATATTCTCAAAGAGAATACTTGGGCTACTGAAAAAGATTGGGAAACTTTCAACGAGCGCTTCAACGAGAAGTGCCAAGGGAAAGCGGAACAAATCTATAAGTCCCAATATCCGAGGTTGAATCAACAGCAAGCTTGGGAGATGGCCGTGGGGTCATTTACCGAGGTTGACGATTCAATTCTTTGGGATTCGCTTATGAAACCCGAGCGAGAACAATCAATTTTGGGACAACGCAGAGTGGCTCCAAGGCTACCCGATGGCATGGTTGATAGGATTTCAACAGGGAAAGACGCTGATGTTTTGGATAAAGCGAGGAAGGCTTATAAATCGGTTGAAGGCGATGGTGATAAAGTCGCCAAGATCGTAGCTGAATACGCTCCACAACTAGGGGTTGATCCGCAGGATAGGGCAGGTATCCAGAAGATTTGGAGCCTGATTTCAAAGGAATAAAAGGAAAAAACAATGGCTACTGCACCGAACATTAACACTCAGGCTTGGGTTGATATTCCAAAAAAGTTTTGGGATAACGTCAATATTTTGCATCCTACGACCAAGCGTTTCTTGGACAAGGACGAAAAGCAAGATGGCGGGTTGAGTTACGCCCCTAACCGTGTTGCGTTGAAAGACGCTACCGGGGGTTACTTTGCGGCCACCAACACATCGGCGGTCGTGACGGCTTCTCAGTCGAATGAGTTGCTGAATGAAACCTACAACTGGGTCCATCTCATCAACGACATTTTGATTACCTATGATGAGCAGATCCGGGCGGGGGAATCTCCCTTTACTCGTGTGACGGCTCTTGAGAGGGCGAAGTATGCCGCCAAGATGCGTCACTTGGACCTGATCGCTTCGGGGTTCATCAATGGCGTCTATGGCATCAACAACCAGCCGGACGGCGTGAATCAGCTTTGTTTGCCGACCGGGACTTATGGCGGAGTTGTTCCTGCTACCGATTCGGATTGGACACCTCAATCCACTACGGCGGCTACGGTTCTTTCTGGACCGTCCATCGTGGAAACCATGATAGACAACACCGCTTGGTTAGGTGAACAGGCCAACTTGTTCCCAACTACTCGGGCTTTGTATTCTCGTTGCAAAGCTATTTGGGGTCAGGGCTTGACCTATCAGGTTAACCAGGACAACAAAGAGGCTACTTACGGATTGGAAAAAATCCACATTCGCGGCGGTCTGAATGGAAAAGTCGGGGAAATCTATTGGGATGATGATGTGGTTTCGGCCACGATGTACGCTCTCTGTGAGAACGTCATTCATCTCAAAAAGTCAACCCTGCATTTCATGGACACGAAAGATCCGACCATGCCCGAGAGTGGCTTGTCGGTCATCGTTGCGGAAGTTGGTTACATCCTCTCTTCATACATCACCGGATCGGAAATTCGCCGGGTGCATGGTGGCTGGTTGGGTGGACTGACGGCTTAAGCAAATCGGGCAAGGGGGCGGATTAAACTCCGCCTCCAATCCCATCAAAGGAGAATTTCATGGCTATTACAAACGTTTCTGTTCGGCAATCTGGTCTGCCGAATCAAAGTGGAAAAGGTACAGTCACGATTATTGACTTTACTTATCCGGCTACCACCGCTAACGCAACTCTGAACGTTGGAAATATTAGTTCTTATGATTTGGTGGATGTTTACCCCGTTCAGGCTGTTACTGGTTCGATTGGCATTATTGAAATTAAGGCTTCTCGAACTGCGTCAAACCAGGGACAAGGTTCAATCGTTGTTGGCTATCCTGATGGAGCAACTGGGCCAGCCGCTACAATGAATTGCGAAGCGGTTATTTACCGAAACTAAGGAGGGACTTATGCTTAGTATTTCGACAGTCCCGAAAAGTTTTCGGGGAGGGCATATTGGGCAACCGGGAGCCTATGGAAGTGCCATTGTTTATAATGGCGGGGCAAACGCTATTGTAAATTGTGGCGACCTAGAAGGTGCTGATATTGTTCGTATCTACCCAACGAGTGCTGTATCTGGCACCGTAGGCATGTTGATTGAACAAAAGTCGGTTAGGGTTCCTGGCATTAACGGAAACTTTTCGGTTTCTACGCCTGACGGTTCAACGGTTGGTGCTGATACTCCTTTTGATTGGATGGTTACTAAGTTCTAATGCAACTTCAAGATATTCAAAACGAAGTCATACAGTTGACCAAGGAATACACCCCTGGTAATCCAACTTTTGCGACTTTGGCGAATGTCACGACCTATGCGAATGAGGGTCAAAAGAAAATTGCACGAAGAACAAGGAATCGAATCAAATCGAACTTTCCGTATTGGGCGGGAGGGCAATGGAATCAAAATCAGTATCAACAGATTACTTTTAGCACGATTCCAACAGCCGGAACGTTCACGCTTACTTTTAATGGGCAGACCACGGCGACTTTACCGAACACGACTAATTCGGCAACGCTCCAAACGGCGTTGCAGGGATTGAGTACAATTGGAGCCGGAAACTGTTGGGTGTTTGGCTCTTTTACGGTTGGGTTTACTGTTCTGTTCATTAATGGATTTATTGGGCAAAACAATATTCCAATGATGACATCCGTAAGTTCGTTGACCGACATAATGGCGATTGCGGTAGCGGTAACTCTTACAGGTGTAACGTCAGGGAATCAGGATGCGGCGCTTTACACGATTCCAAATCAAAGGCTTTACGATCTGCCTACGGATTGGCTTCAAATGATTCGTGTGAGCGTTAATAATATTCCGCTAAAACCATCGAGGTTTGCTGACTTTTCTGGAAATATTATGTGGCATAGACAGCCTGGGTTTCCTCTGGAATATTATTTTGAGAAAGATTCGTTTTCACAGGCTTATAAACTCGGTTTGTTTTTAAGACCGACAACGGCATGGCCTCTTGGATTGACATACATTCCGATCCCGACTTCTATGGTGGGCGCAACGGATACGCCGGATATTGAAGATTTTCTCCAACCGGCGCTAACTCACTATGTTTGTTGGAGGATTTTTGAGTACCGAAGGGAATACGCCAAAGCTCAGTATTGGAAAAACCAATACGATTTGGACTTGCAGGATTATGAATCATCGGGGGAAGAT